TAAAAACTTATTAGTAAAAATATTTGAATCAGAAGGATATACTCTTGATAGTAACTTCTTTAATAATCAAGACGAGTGGAGTTCTGATTTCTCTACTGAATTTACAGACTTGACATCTAAACTTGTGGCTATAGCTCCTGAGATGAGAATACACGAGGATGATATTTTAAACTCTAAATTTGAAGCAACAACTGAACTTGGGACTCTTAGCTCTTACACTATATTGGATAGTGGAGAGGGTACTAATACAGCCTTATCTTTTAGGTGTTATTTAAAATCATCAATCCTATCTGCTCTTGGTATTTACGCTTATGTCGTTGATTGGTGTCCTATAAAACTAAGCAATATACTTAGCGATGTAGGGGGTACTCATTCTTACAGTTCTAATGTGGGGACTATAAATGGATTGTATCATCCTGATAATCAAGACAACTTGTACAATGCTTCTTCAACTTTTGGTTCTAGACCGTTTGCTTCTGAAGTTCACGGATACTCAACTAGTACAGGTCAACCTTTACTTGATTACAGTCCTCAAAGGTCTAGAATAGTTGTTAAGAAAAGTGGTTACTACGAGATTTCAACTCAATCAAAAGTGTCTTTTGAATGGAGGAGTCCAGGAGACTTTAGCACTACACATTACCTTCATAAACCTAGCGAGTTTATTTACACAACTATGTTGATGCCTGCTCAATATGCTGATGATTCTATTTATGGAGCAAATAATGATAAATTTGGAGCAGAGTTATTTGACTTAGAAGACGATGCGTCTATATTAATAGAAAAGTCAATAATGAATGATGTCACGGATGCAGAAAATACAGCCGTTGAGCAGTTTAGACTTAATAATACAAGAATAGAATTAAATAGAATTCAATACTTAAAAGCGGGGGAAGAATATATTGTAATGACTTCTACAGGCTCTAAAACTAATGCTACTAATAATCAGATAACAACTAAAAAAACTTTAGGTTCTGTTACTTATACAGTTCATGAGTTTGATATTTCAATGAAGTTAAGCAAAAGCATTTCTCCACTAAAAGGGAAGTCTATGGCTGTTTACAACTCAGAGGCTACGCCTAAAGTTTCGTATAGAGAAGTTTTACCTGACGCTACTTGCTTAGAGTTTATTAGTGATGTAACTAAAATGTTTAACTTAATATGGTCTTTCAATCCGTACAGTAATGTTGTTACGGCAGAACCTTATTCAAGCTTTTTTGATTTAGATTCTGAAACTACGGAAGCATTAGATTGGACTGAAAAATCTACAATAACTAGTATTAAGCAAAATAACGTAAGTAACTCTAACATAATACTTAAAATGAATGAAGATGGAGAAGGTGCAAGCTCTTATACGGTTGGTGGAACAACAGTAGGTATTGGAGATTTTCACGCTCAAATAAATCCAAACAACTTATCAGAACCTACAGTCATAGGATTAAATATATTTTCTTTTTTAGAAATGGATTTTGACAAGTTTATTGTTAGAAACTTTTCACATTGGAATAAAATAACTAACACATCTATAAGGCTACCTAAAGTTTGGGGGAACTCATCCTCAACATTAACTCCCGATATACTTGAGCAAAAACCTGAAGCTAACAATTCTCACGGATATAAGTTAGCTTATGAAGGTGGTTTAGTTGAATTAGAACCTAATCATTTTATTAGGTATGTACTTGAAAAACGATTCTTGAATGTTTCGGGAGATTTGCAAGCTTACAGCGGAATATTTTTAGGAGACGATAATAACGCTAGGGTTTATAGAGAGTATGCTTCGTTTTCAGACACTTCTTCGGGCTACCCAAACCTTTCTTTTTCTAGCGCAATTAATGGCTCTAGTTTAACTGAGCTTTATCATAGCAAGTTAATTAACAATCTTAAAAAGGCAGATAAGTTGGTAACCGCAAAAGTTCACTTAACTCCTTTTGATATTTTTAATTTAGACTTTAGAAGATTAGTTTATATAAATAACAATAAGTATATTATAAGCAAAGTAAAAGATTACAACTTCTCGGGAGAGGCAACAGAAGTAGAATTATTATTAATAACTGAATAGAATATAGAGTAATGGCAACTAAAAAAGATAAGTATCAGATTGACCTAGATATTGTTGGGTTAAATAAACTGAAGGAGTATCAGAAAGACTTAAGGCTTACAAACAAAACTTTATCAGCTTTAAATAATAAAGTAAAAGGTCAAAAGTCTGCAAACGCAGCTCAAGCTAGTCAAATAGCAAAACTAACGGTACTTCAGAAAAAGCAAAAAAGAGCCGTTGATTCACATATAAAAAGCTTAGACAGAAGCACTACAGCCAAGAAAAGAAACACAAAAGCAGGGAAGGCTTCAGTGGCAAGTATGCTTAAGATGGGAGGAGCGATTGGTCTTGCTATTCAAGCCTTTAGAAAGTTATCTCAATTTTTATTAACAGGTGTTAAGGATTTTGCCGCTTTTGAAAAAGGAGTTAAAAATGTTGCAACCTTATTAAATGGAGATGAGGGTTCTTTACTCCAACCAAAGTTATATCAAGGAGCTTTAGACATAGGTAGGAAGTTTGGTTTTGGTTTAGCAGATATAAACAAAGCTATGTTCAACTCTGTTTCCGCAGGGATTAAAGGAGGAGAGGCTATCGAGTTTTTAGGAGAGGCGTCTACTTTAGCAATGGCAGGTGTTACTGACTTGAAGTCTGCAACACTAGGTATTACTACAGCATTAAACGCTTACGGAGAATCTTCAGATAAAGCAAGGGAAGTTGCTGAAATACTATTTACAACTCAAAAATATGGTGTAACAACTGTAGAAGAATTATCTAAGTCTTTAGGGGTTGTTTTACCTTTAGCTGCATCTTCAGGAGTTAGCCTTGAGGAGTTAGGAGCTACTCTTTCTGTTACTACTAGAACGGGTTTAGATGCCGCAAAGTCAGTTACAGCTATTCGTGCTGCTTTAGCTCAAATGCAAAAACCTTCAGCTCAAGCTAGAGATTTATTCATAAAGCTAGGAATACCTATGGGTTCTGCTCAACTTAAAGCGGTAGGCTTTACTGAAACAATGAAAAGGTTGAATAAAGCGTTTAAAGATAATCCTGCTGACATAGAAGCTATGTTTGGTAATATTCGTGGTCTAACCGCTGTATTTTCTGTTGCGGGGGATAACGCAGACCAATATCACGATATTCTAGCAAAACTAAATGATGAAACATTAAGGGCTAGTAATTTAACTAGAGCTGAAAATGAATTAATGGATTCTATGGATACTAAGTTAAACACGCTTGGTAATTCTTGGAAAAACTTTAAAATATCTATAGGGGACTCTTCGTTCTTTGGAGAATTAGTTAGTGAAATGACTAAGAGTATGGAGATACTAGCTAGCGAACAGTTAAGTTTTTACGAGAAAATGAACCCGTTTACTAGTCAAACTTCAACTTACAAAAAGATGTTGAGGAGAAATGCTGAACAAGCTTTAAAAGATACTAGAGCAGAGATTAAAAGAGTAGCCCCTGAGATTAGTGAGCTAAATAGTATTATGTATGGATTTGGAAACCCTGGAAACAATACAAGGCTTACTGATGAGCAGAAAGCACAAGCAGATTCTTTTAATGCTAATATAGATAAGGCTAGAAATAAAAAAGGAGAATTCAACCCTGCTTTATCGGGTATGACTGACCTTGGTTACGCTACATTTATAACCGCTTACAAAGATTACAACGCAAAAATTCTTGCTGTAGATACAAAAGCTGCTGCTGATAAAAAAACAATTGATGATAGAAAAGCAAATGATAGAATAGCTTACAATAAAGATGAACGGAATCAAAGATTAGCTTTACAGAAAGAGCTTCAAGATTTAGACGCTCAAGGATTTGAAGATGGAGAATACGCTAACGTAATAGAATTAGAAAAGCTAGAAACAAAACTAGATTCATTTAGAGGTTTAGAGCAAAAGTATTACTTAAACAACATTAAAGATGCAACTGAGTTAGCTAGAATAAAAGATGAAATTGCTAAAGCTGAGTTATCTATAAAGAAAAAAAGGCTGCAAGTAGAGCGCTCTAATAGTAAAGAGTATGACGATATGCAAACTCAATTAGCTACAGAGGTTGCTGACACAAAGATATTTGAAGCTAAAAGAGAAGCGAAAGAAAACAACCTTACTAACGCAGAGTTTAGAAGGGAAATGTTAAAAATAGACATAGCTTATTTTGATGAGTTAATAAATTCTACAGAAAGAAAGAGTGATGAAACTATAAAAAAACTTAAAGATAAGAAAGCAAATGCTGAGGAGCAGTTATCTAAACTTAATGAACAAACTGAAAAAAGTAAACGTGACCAAAAAGTTAAGTTTGCGATAGAGGGCATAAACTTAATAGCTGATGCTGCAAGAAAAGCTGCAGAGGTTGAGCTTGCTAACCAACAAAGAATTTTAGATAAGAAAACAGAGGCTAATGATAAAGCTAATCAAGACGGGCTTATAAACGATAGAGTTGCCAAGAAAAGAAAAGACGCTATAGAAAAAGAGTCTTTTAAGCTAAGAAAAGAAAACGAATTAAAGTTAGCTAGAATAAGTCTAGCTCAAGAGCTTGCTAATATCGCTGTTCAAGCAGCAGCTAATCCTGGGAACGCATTTACGTTTGGTGCTGCGGGTGGTGCTCAATATTCAATTATGGCTGCGTTAGCTCTAGGTAGATATGCTGCTAATGTAGACTCAATAAAATCTCAGAAGTTTGCTAACGGTGGTATGGTTCACGGAAACTCTCACTCAAGAGGTGGAGAGAAGTTTGCGGTTGGCGGTAGAGTGGTAGAGTTAGAAGGTGGCGAAGCTGTTATAAACAAAAGGAGTACGGCTATGTTTGGAGGTGCTTTAAGTGCAATGAATCAAGCAGGTGGGGGAATAGGGTTTTCATCCCCTAACTTTGGTAACTCAGGATTCATAGACTACAACGCTATCGGGGCTGCTGTTGGTAGAAACACAAATGTAGTTCTGCCTGTGGAAGCATTAAGAGAAACTGAGAATAGATTAAAAGTAATTGAATCTTCATCTAGATTTTAAATATGAAACAGGAACTTATAAAAAGAATAACAAATCTTTGCGAATTAGATTCTTCCGAAGTAGTGAACTCTCTATACAATGAGGGTTTACTTAATAACAACTTAGTTAGAAACTATTTAATTAGGGCTGACTTTGACGAAGCCTTAACTAAAAACAATTCTGAGCTTATAAAAAATATATTTATAGACTTATCAGAAAAGTACGGAATATCTATCAGGCAAACTCAAAGAGTAGTGTATGATTATATGAAGAACAAAGTGTCAATCAATGGCAACACTATATAAAATTAATTAACTATATTTGTATTATGGAAAATATCTACGAAAATAAGTCTTGGTATGCTATCAATCCGATAGAGGCAAAAGCTAAAGGTAAGTCTACAGACATCTTCATTTACGATGAGATAGGTGTTCACGGGATTACCGCTAAAAGCTTTTTGCAAGACCTTAAAGGTTTAGAAGGAAAAGATATTACCCTCCACATTAATAGTACAGGTGGAGATGTTTTCGAAGGGCAAGCAATCTATACAGCGTTAAAGAACTACACAGGTAAGGTAACGGCAAAAATAGAAGGTTTGGCAGCGTCTATGGCTACAGTAATAGCTTTAGCAGCAGACAGCATAGAAATGACGTCTAACAGCTTGTTTATGATTCATTCTCCTATGAGTAATGTATTCGGTAATAAGTCTCAGATGCGAAGACAAATAAACGCTTTAGAGAAAGTTGAGGCAACTATGCTTAATGTATACTCTAAAAGAAGTAATCTTGACGAGGAAAAGATTTCGTTTATGATGGATGCTGAAACTTGGCTTAGTGCTGACGAAGCTAAAGAGATGGGCTTTGTTGATAGCGTTGCGGGTAAAATGGATATTGTAGCTAAGTACGATATGAGTGGCTTCGAAAACAAAACAGCAGAGGATATATTAACCACCTTCGGAAACGAAGAAATAAAAACAGAGAGTAAAATGAACGAAGAAACTATGAAAAATTGGTTCACAGAAATCAAAAGCCTAATAGTAGGTAAGACAGAGGAAACGGCGCAAGCAGAGCCTGCCGCACAGACAGAAACAGTAGCAACCGAAGAGGCTGTTAATGTAGATGACTTAAAGGCTCGATTAGATGCATTGACTGAAGAAAGAGATTCTTTATCTCAGAAACTAAGTGTTCAAAAAGAAAAGTCAAATGAATCTAAGGAAGAGTTTAAAACTCAGTTTGAGACAATGACTCAAAGAATTTCAAAACTAGAAGCTACACCTTCAGTTACTTTAGCTGAAAAAGAAACAAATGTTTCGGTAAGCAAGCCTTCAGGTTCTGACGCTTGGAATGAGTTAGGTAAAAGTTTATTCAAGTAAAATATAAATAAAAATTAAAAAAGAAAAAAATGGCTTATTCACAAACAAGTCTACCTAATGTAGACGCTTATGACGTTAATAAATACATCATATCCCCTTTATTTTTGGGTGGAGATTGGATGTCTTATATGGACGTTATTCCTGATATTAAAGGAAAAACCGTTATTGATAATTTCGGTAAATTAAATGGTAATACTACAACCTTTAATGCAGGCGCTGCATTTGCAGGAGCTTCTGCGACTATTGGTTCAGGGATTACAATCGACCCTACAAGAATGGAAATTGAGCTTCAGTTTCAAGCAAACTTGTTATTCGGTAAGATTAAAGGTAATTTAATGCGTTCAAATGTTGATTATGATAATATTGACGGAACTATTGTTAAACAAGCTTTATTAGAGCTTCTTGGTAAAGGTGCTGCTTATGATTTTAATCAGCAAATGTTTATGAGTGGCGCTCACTTAACAGATTCTGCTGGATTCGTTAATAATTATGACGGTATTTTCGTTGCTTCTTTTGACGCTAAAGATTCTGCTCAAAAAGCTGCTACAGTTCTTGATTCAACTGATGTTTCAGGCTTAACTAATGATGCTGCTTTAGTTGCAGGTAAAGGTATTGAAATTTTAAAGGCTATGTACAATGCTGCTCCTGCTGAGTTATTAGACGCAGAAGGTCGAGTATTTATGGTTACAGGCAGTATTGCTGATGATTATCAAGCAACTTTAGAAGCTGACGGATACGCTGCTGCGGGTTACGGAGCTGTTACTGACGGTGCTAAGATGAGTTTTAGAGGTATTCCTCTTGAGGTTCGTAGAGATTGGGATTCGCATATTGCGGCTTCAGGTCATGCTAAACTTCCTTTTGCGGGTCACGCTGCTGAGAATTACGCTGCAATGCTTACTTGTCGTAACGCTTTTGTTGTAGGTACTGACTTTGATTCAACTCAAGTTGAGCAATGGTATTCTTTAGATAACAAAGCTTACAGATTTAGAATATCTTACATGACGGGTGTTGCTTTGACAAATCCTGATTTATGTGTTACATTTACTCCTGACCAAATCGTTTCAGCGTAGTATATTATATAAATTAATAAGAGGGGTGGGGTTCTTCCCTTCCCCTTTTTTTATAACTTTAAAATAAAAATAAAATGGCATTAACAGCAATATCAGTAGGAGCTGCAGACCACTTTGGAAAAGGTGGGGTAAAATCTATCGAGGTAGCTTCTTACGCAGAGGGCAGTCAAAATATAACCTACACAACGGCAACGAATGTAGCTGCAGGTTCTATAGGTACAGGTCGAGTTATTGAGTTTGAAAAAGAAAGCGCAAATATGACTATATCTTCTTCTAGCGAATTGGTTGGTTTATCTGTAAATACAATCACAATAGAAGGGTATATTCCTAAAATCACAAATGACAAATTAGAATCACTACAATCTTTACTTGACGCTCCTTTAGTGGGTAAAGTAACTACTTGGGATGGTGTTGTTTATTTAGTTGGTTGGGAAGAATCTACAGCTAATTCAGCTTCAGCTACTGAATTTCCTATGGTTATGTCAGGATTAGAGGTTGCTACAGGTTCAAGTCTATCAGACCAAAATGGTTGTACTCTTACGTTTACTTGCAAGCAAGTTCACTTGCCTGCTACATTTTAATAATTAATACTTAAAAAAAAATAAAATGGCATTAACAAGTTTAGTTACCGCCTTTCAAGGTGGTAAAGATAAGGTAGGAGGAATCATAAAAGTAAGATTGTGGGAGCAATTATCTGCAGGACACGCAGTTACTGACTCGGCAAATGGAACAGTCGGAACAGGTGTTATAACTGATTTTGACTTACCTACTACCCCAACAAATGTTGGGATTTATAAATTTGCTCAAGGAACAGGTAAAATGGATGTTTCTCTTTCTCAGGAAAAAGGATTAGCTTTAGCTACTATTTCTATCGAGGGTTATATTCCAGGAATAAGTAAAGTTGAATTTAACGCACTAAAACAGCTTGTAGGTAAATGCTTAATGGGTCAAGTAGAAATGGCTACTAAAGCACACAATATAACTAACAACTTTTTAGTTGGTTGGGATAATATACTAGGAACACACGAAGGTTCAGGGAATTATCTTCACTCTAAATTTGGATTATTCTTAGAATCCGTAGAAGCTTCTTCAGGGGCTGTTATGGAAGACGGGGTAGGGGCTACAGTAAAGCTTACTGCTGTTCAAGGAGAATTACCGTACACTACGGAAGCATAATAGTATTTATAAGATTAAAGGGCGAAACTACGGGAGTATCCCTTTAATTTCTTATATTTGTTTAATCATTATACACAAGTTTTGGCTGAAAGAAAAAGAGATTCTAAAGGTAGGTTTACTCCTAGTGCTTCAGACACTATAAGAAAAAAGGCAAGCGGTAAAGTTAAGTTTGATATAGTAAACTTAGCGCCTATGCCTAATATAGTGGAAAGGCAACACAATATAACATCTAAAGAATATTATAAGTTCGGGGATGACAATCTATTTCCTCAGTATCTAGCTGAGTTAAAAAGAAAGTCTAGTACCCACAGAGCTATCCTTTCTCAGAAAGCTACTTATACAGCGGGTAGTAAAATAACTACCGTAAACGCAAAATTAGAGAGCTACATAAAGGAAATCAATCCTACAGGACAATCTCTAAGAAACCTATTTAGGTTAGTTGTAGATGATTTTTATACGTTTGGAAACTCCTACATTGAATTTGTTGAATACGAGGGTGGGTGTAATATGTATCACGTTGATTCGACTATGGTTCGTGTAGGTAAGGATATGGATTCAGTTTATATTAATCCTGATTGGAATTACTACGACTTAAAAGATAAAGAGGTTCGTAAGATAGCTATGTTTCCTAACTTTAAGAATGGTCGTTCTGTTCTTATGTTTAAGGATTACGAAAGTGGATTCCAAAGATACGGTATTCCTGACTACATAGCTGCCGCAGAAAGTGGTTCTATAGAAATAGATTACCTTATACAAAAATACAATAGAACAAAGTTTGAGAATGGATTTATGCCTTCTGCTATTATTGAAATAGACGGAGCTATGAGTGACGGAGAAGCTGAAGAATTAATATCTTTAGCTCAAGACAAACTTACAGGGGAAGGGAATAATGGAAAGATTTTATTTCTAGTTAAAGACGGCTCGGGAGGTGGAGGCTCTAATGTTCAGATACTTAAAGACGATAAAGACGGAAGCTTTATGGAGTATCAAGAACTTACCCGTAACAACATTGTAACTGCTCATAGATGGCAGCCTGCTCTTTCAGGTATTGTTTCTAGTGGTAAAATGAATAACACAGGTAGTGAGATTAGAATATCTTACGATTTAGTTATGAGGACTGTAATTCAAGATACTATAGAGCAAGTATTTAAGCCTATGCGAGATGCGTTAGGTAAGGTTCTAAAGTTAGACGCTTCATCTTTAGAAGTTCAATTTGAATCTCCTATTGGTTTTGCTGCTGACATTGACATTACTAAGATAGCTGATGTAAATGAATTGCGAGCTTTAATAGGATTAGAAGAAAGGCCTGACTTAGAAGATATTTATTTAGAAAAATTAACTAATAAGGAATAATATGGCTGTTGTAAATTATAGACAATACAATAATCTAATAACATCTCAAGAAGTTGTTAATAAAGCTATGGCTAATGATAACCTAGACCAATCATTAATAGAGTCAGACGTTATTCTTATAGCTGAAATTACTCACTTAAAACAAAGGTTAGGAGATTATTTTTGGGGAAAGTTAAGACAAGGCAATACTAATAGTTCAGGTTACACGCTAAGTAGTAATGAGACAATACTATTAAATGATTACATAAAGCCTGCTTTAGCTTTTTTTGTTAAATACGAAGTTTTAAATGATATTCAGTTTAACACAACTTCATCAGGCGTTGTTACTAATGATGATGATTGGAGCGACCCTGTGGATAATAGCGAATTGTCAACATTAAAGTCTGATACTTTTAGAAAGGCTGAGATTTTAGTTAAAGATATGATTGAATTGATAGAGGATTCAGATAATGTTGGGGAGTTTCCTAACTACGACCACGCAAATAATGACAGGCATATAGATGGGGATAATGTTACTAGGCTTGG